AGGATAAACTACAATAAATTTCTACGTAATGACGTGGCATAAGAAGTCGAGGATTGAATCCAGAGAGGAGCTAATGGAGGAGATTAAGGTGGTCATTGAGTGTTTGCATTCAATCCCTTCAATGTCTGATAAGTTGCCTAATTATATATATAACCGCATAGAATCTATCATAGAGTATGTCAAAGAAAAAGGCTGGGAATAACGAGTTTAGTACAGAGGAAAAGGTTGCTATATTAAGAGATATAGATGTCATGGGCAACGTGTCTAAAGTTGCTGAAAAATGGGGTGTGTCAAGACAAACGATTTACAACTGGAAATCAGAGCGTGAGAAGCTAGATGAGCAGATTGTTATAGAGAGGCAGATACGGCAAGTAAAAGAAGACTCATATTTCGACAGAGACGTTCTAGAAGACCTAAACCAATACAGAGGTACCCTTCAGTTCCTTGGAACGCTAGAGGAACGAAAAGAGAAGCTATCAGCTAAAGTAGAGTTCATGCTCATCAAGATAACGTCTATGCTAGAGAGGCACCCTGACCTAGATGAAATACACCCGAAAGACCTGAGTAAGATTATGAAGGATTTGCACGATGTCCGTAAAGAGCTGAGTAATGAACCTGCCATTATTATTGAATACAAGAATCGTATTATGGAGCAGACCCTTCTAATACTACAAGACTTTTTAGATATGGAGCAACTCAAGGAGTTTACCAAGAAGATGGAGTCAATAGAAACAACATATGAAGTGGTATGAAAAAATTAGTGCTAATGTGCATTGTCGTATTGACCGAGCTTATAGAGAGCTTTATCTTGAGCTCATCCTGTAACTCCTTAACGACAGACCCATCAACAATCTCCAACTTAATCTGTTTCTGATGAAGATGAAGCTATTACGCCTTCGTCAGGTGTGGATGTATTCTGATAATCAGCCAACCGAGATTATTCTTGCGCTGGCTAATATTTTTTTAGTCCCATTTGCATTAAGCATTGAGATTGGGACTGGTCTGTTTCTTTCTTTGATACCTGCTTTATCGGGTATCCATCAAATAATTTGCGTGGCTTCTGACGAGATAAATTGTAGAGTGCGAGCCTCTATGATTTGTCTTGGTGTGTACCTAGCGTCAGCTGTTATGTACCTTGTAACAATAGGCTTCCCTAGTCCAACACACTATGGGTGGGTCTTATTTATAATCGCAGCTTTTGGTAGTATGTCCAGATTATCGAGAGAAAAAATATATAAAAACAAAAATGGATAACATCACGCAAATTGTTATTACGCTCGCAACAGTACTGGGCTCCGCTGGGGTCTGGAAGTTCTTTGAAGCTAGGCTTAAAATAAAAGCTGAGCAAAAAAAGAATGAAACCAATAATAGCGACACTGTTCAGTACAGGGATGACCTGAAGAACAGGGTGCGCAACCTTGAGAACTTATTGGAAGAGTCATCCGATGAAAAGGATGAGTTGCGAAATCAAATATTAAAGCTAACAGAGGAAGTATCTGCGTTAAGGATTAAAGTCGAGTTCTTAGAGAAAGAGAATGAACGACTCAAACTCAAATAAAATCAAACCATATAAACTTCCTACTATGAAAGCAAATTTTATACCAAAGCCTGTACCCTTTCACAACAAAGCTAGATTATTTAAATGTTTAGGACAAGTAGCTACTGGAGACAGCTGCGAGGTGCAGTGCATATTGTGCAAGCGAGCCTATGAACCAAAAGAAAAAGCTGAATAGCTGGTCAGACGCATTAGTCAACATAGTAGGGCACGAGCCACCACCCGACTCGTTAGAGCTCCGTAATTCTTTTATCGAAAACTGCTTAGCTGACCAAGATGGAAACAAGATAACCCAAGCTGATATACACCTTGTTATGCAGAAAGGTATATATGACTGGGAAAAGCAATCCCTATCTAAAAGTGCCCGTCTTAATGGGTTGATTAGAGCCCCATATAATACAGGTAAATCCCAGCAAGTTCCTATTGGCTTATCAGCCTACATGACCACCCGAAAGCACGAGCTAGAAACATTAATTGTGTCCGCTGATGGCGGTATATCGACCAAAAGAATATTGTCCTTAAGGGCTTTGTTTATGAGCGATACATACAAATACTGGTGCAAGGAATATAACTTTAATCCTGTTGAATTTGATAGAACCGATACGGGAAGCACGCAGCGTATTATTGCTAAAAGCCGTAACCGAACAGGCAACCCTACCTATGAAGCATATGCAGTGCTAACCCAAACCACAGGGCAGAGAGCTGGTGTGTTAATTCTTGATGATGTGTGCAATGACGAGGACAGAATATCTACGGCTCGTAGAGAAACAGTTTGGAACAAAATATCTAACACATGGATTAAAAGGGTTCACGATAAAGGTATTGTTTTGAGCGTGTGCACACCATATCATCCTAATGACGCTAACAGTCGGTTAATGAAATCTGGCATATTCAATGTGCTTCAGATTTCTGTAAAAGAAGACAAAACAGGGTATAGGGTAGAAGAATGGAACAATCTAAAGTAGTTATGTATGCTAGATTTGGAGTAAACATAAAACAAGATGAAATAGATTATATCAAAAAAAAAATGGACGAGTTTTTGATTATGATAGAGGCAAAACTTGTTGGTCAACAATGGGAGATACTAGCTAGAAATCAAAACTCCAGAGCCATACATGAAATTATAAAAAAATGCAGCAAAAATGGCTGGAGTATTCTTACATATGACCTTAAAACTTTACACCAACATTATTCGGGTGCAATTTCCTTAATATCAGAGGGTGAAGAGGTAGGAGTGCCCGTGTATTTTATTGAAGGGGATGCAGTAATAAAAACATTATTTAATAGAACATGAGAGAGCCCGATAAAATTTGGTATATTCCTTTGTGGGAGACCAATCACAGTAAACAAAGGCTACTCCAAGAAGAAGCGATGGATTTTTTATCGTATAAGTTGGGGTACGAAATGAGCGAGGAAACAGATGACCCTACGAAGAAGGCATACAAACATTTTGACGGATACAATCACTACCCTGACGGCAATCTTACGGCTCTCGATTACGATAGCAGCAGTCCTGTTTGGTTGTGCGCTGATTTCAATAGGTCTCCTCATTGTTGGGCTCTTATGCAGGTTAAAAAAGCTCGTAATGGGCTCAAGCAATACATTATTTTCGATGAAATCTTCTCAAAAGAGGCTTTAACAACAGAGCAGGCTCTCAAAACTGTTGAATTATTGCAAAAATGGGGTATTTTTAAGGTTTTATTGGCTGGAGACAACACTTCTAACCAAAAAAGTGGTAATTATGGTCGTGTAGGCAAAAATGACTGGGATTATGTCAGGGAAGTGCTTGAAGAAAATGATATTTCGTATAAAAATGAGCTAGACATACAAAATCCGAAAAGAAAGGTGCGTGTAGACAAGGTAAACAACGTAATTTATGCTGGAACCAATGGAGAAAGACGACTTTTGGTTAACACAAGGTGTGAAAACGTTATAAAAGACTATATGTACTCCGTTGTGAACGATAAAGGGCTAAAAATTGATAATGGAGACAGGGGACATATGTCTGATGCAACAGATTACGCCATCTGGCGTAACGAAAAGGGCTCCGCCTCCCCTATGTATGTGCTCCGCTAACTTCTTTTTATGGCTTTAGTTCGTTTACCCATACCAACTCGCTGTTTTTCACGTATAGCCTTACCAGCTTCACCTCTTTTTCTTAGCTCTTTCCATGTTACAGGTGTTTTTGACGAGATACGAACAGTAGGTCGGCATTTCTTTACCCCTTTAAACTTAGCTGAACCACAGGGAGAGCCGTCTTGAGTAGTCCATTTCTCTCTCATCCATCTAGCTACGCCAGTCTTACCAGATTTCTTACCTTTGTAGGTTCCGCCTCTTTTTTTATATTCTTTTACTATCCAAGCAGAAGCGTAGGCACTAGGAAATATCTTAAACTTGCGTTTAGCCTCGGATTTGACTCGGCTATACAGGGCTGGTTTTGCTGGAGTATTTGACATGATAAGAATTTATATACAACAACTAATAAACTCAATACTTTATTTTGGTATTGATTCAGAACGAAATAAGTGTATATTTTTGACACCATGAGTAGCAAAAAAGACCCAAAACTTATAAGGTATGGAGTAACTGGCTATAACAAGCCTAAGCGTACTCCAAATCATCCTACTAAGTCTCATATTGTGGTAGCGAAAGTAGGGAGCAAAGTGAAGGTCATACGCTTTGGTCAGCAGGGGGTAAAGGGTATAAAGAAACCCAGAACAGAAGCACAAAGAGCAAAAAGAATGTCTTTCAAAGCTAGGCACGCAAAGAACATAGCAAAAGGACGTATGTCAGCAGCTTTTTGGGCAGATAAAGTAAAATGGTAGTATTATGCCTCTTAAACGTGGTACTTCACCAAACACGATTCAACAAAATATTCGACAACTTATCAAAGAGGGCTATTCGAGACAGCAGGCTATCGCCATAGCTCTACAATTTTCTAGAAAATGATAGATACCTCAAAGTTATATTCTATACCAAAAAACGTTGTCGAAGACATCGTGATGAAAGAAACTCGACATCCTTATTATAGTGTTGTATTAGACCGTGCAAAGATAATGAATAGTTGGTTTCAAGCAGAGTATGATGAATATACGGCTATATCTAGCACTGTTTTTTCTGATAAATCATACATCATTGACCAGAGCAGTATTGAGTCAGACGAAGAATATAAAGAGAGACTGCAAAGGATGAAGTTATTTCCTCTAGAGCAAAAGTTTTTTGCTGCTCAGCAGAGGATATATGATGAGAACAATGTCAACAGAATGTTCCCTGAGAACAAAGATTTCTGGAAGTACAAGTCAGGCAACTTTGATGATGCAGGGTGCTCCATTACTGAGTTCTATCGTGATAAGGTTATGTTCGTAAAAGAGGTTCTTGGGTTTGGCGCAGTAGTCACTGACTTGATGATGGATGATGAAAACAATCCAGTTACTGACTCGAATGGAAATGTGGTGCCCTATAACTTTGTTGTTAGACCCCATGAGATATTTAACTTTCACATAAAGCAAGGCATATTAACACTTCTTGTCACTAGACAGATGTATTATGATATGCAAAATGTAAAAAAGTTTAAGTGGACTGCATATACATCTGAATATATTTGTGTTTATATACAAGAGGGTGGTGTTAAGAAGAAAATATTAGAGATAGACAACCCATTTGGTGAGGTTCCAGCAACGCTACTAAAAGGACAAACAGATGCAAACAGTTCATTCGTGGTTGGTAAGCCCAGAAGATATTCCTTAAAAGGAATGTATTTAGCTTCATCTGAATTATTTTATGACCTCAAAAAAGGCTCTGAATTATTTGGTCATCCTATACCTGTACTAACAGACTCTATTGTGCGTAGCTTGGCAGGTGTAGCTGATGATGACCAGTACGATTCACGAACAATCAAAGAGGGCGTAGGTATGGCAATCATCATACCTGACGAGCAAACGATACCCAACAATATGCTGTATCAAGCTGATATGCAGGGCTTGCAACACTTGAGGGATGTTATATTTGGTGACTTGATGTCATTGATATTTTCTATGGCTATGGTTCGTGATAAATCTCTAGTCAAGAGCAATGTGTCTGGTGCAGCAAAGAGATTTGATAATGTAGACGAGCAGGGTCTTTTGGCTTCAACAGCTATGGACATGGAAATGATTGAAAATCAAGTTCTCAGAAGAATGGCAAAGGTTCGTGAAGAGGACTTTGAAAATTATATTGTTACTTACAGTAAACATTACGACCTTTCTAGTGCAGATGAAATATTCTCAGATATAACAGAGGGTATGCAATATCATTCTATGTCACTACCATTATTGAAAAAATTAACTGCTGAATATATGCGCAAGCGCTCTATGCCACAAGAAGATATTGAAGAGGTAATGCAATACTTTGATGAATATGGTATGCCTAAAACATCTACTGACCTAAGAAATTTAGTAGATATTTTACCACAAGAGGAACTTCAACGCCAAGCTCAAGTTGGTATTGAAATACAAAGCGAGCAATAATTAACTTATAAACCATTATGAGCGAACAAAATATAGAGCAGGCTGATGCTCCTGAATCAGCAGTAGAGGAGACAACCTCCCAAAACACCGTACAATCACAACCAGAGTTTGACAAAGACAAATTTTTTCGTGGTGCATACAACGAAGGAAAAAGTAAAGTCGAAAAGGACGTTGTTAGTAAGTTCTCTGAATTATTAGGGGATAATGTTGATTCATTAGATGATGCTTTTTCACGTATTCAGCAAACCTTAGCTCCTAAGCAGGAGGAAAAAGGGGAGGCTGAAAAGCTACGTGAACTATTGCAACAATATCAGCAGGAAGCTGAGTCTGCAAAAGAGCAACTTATGATGACAAAAATGGAGAGTCGCATAAATTCTGAGTTTCAATCAGCTTTTGGTGCACTTCAACAAGATAATGAACTGACTTTACGCCAAGACTATATAGAGCAACTCTTCTATAATGAGTATGAAATAGAGGAGTCTAATGGACAGTTTTATGCCGTGAAAGACGGTGTTCCTGACCTAGACGAACAAGGCAACAGAAAGTCAGTGGCTAACTCTCTTGTAGAGTTTGCTAAGCAATTTGCAAAGCCCAAGAAAGTGGGCGCAGGAGGGGCAACTGGTGGTACCCCTTCTAGTGAAAGACCTAGTAGAGCAGAGTTTCAACAACTCATACGCTCTTCTAGTCCAGTAGACCGAAAGAAAGCGGAGCAGCTTTATATGGCTATGAAGCAGGCTGGCGGTTGGGCTGAACAAGCATAAATCCACCTATTGGTTAGGCAAAACCTTAATTGTCATGTTTTGGTCATAGCGACCCAAAAGCTAAATATAATCGAACATTTAATTTAACTTTTATAAAGACATGGCAATTAATACCAATTTTAATATTTATGAGCCAGAGGCATTTGTTGAGGTAGCACTAGCTAACCAATATCCAAATCGACCAATGGTATCCAGCGCTGTTACTAATGTAGCTGGCGCATCAATCGAAGGTCTAGTCGCAGCACGTAACAAGACCGTAAGTATAACTCGTGCAGTAAAGCCAACAGGCTCACCTACTGCATATACTGGTAGCTATTCTCTAGGCACACCTAATGCTAGTGAAGAGCAGTTAGTAATTAACAAGCACTTCTTCAGCGGTTTCAGCATCGACAAGGCTGACCAGAAGTTTGCACTTCCTGACTTAGTACAACAGCATTTTGTACCAAGACTGCATCAGCTAATTGACCAAATCAATGCTGATGTAAAGACTGAGGCTCGTAAAGGATTTGAAGCGGCATTCGCTGATAACAACACAGATTCTACTGTGATGGATGACAATGACCTTGCAGAGGCACGAAGAATCATGGCTGCTCGTAAGTTTGTATCTGGTGATATGAATATGATTATTGACCCATTTGTAGAGAAAGATTTAACTACGCTTAATATCTTCCAAAATGCAAATTCTCGTGGTAATAATGAGATTCAAGTTTCTGGTGCAATGGCTCAGGCTTATGGTTTCAACTTCTTCGTTGACAACAATGGAATCC